GGCTCCACTCCATTGACACCAAGACTTTGCAGACCCACCAGTAACAAACGTAGTCGCTACAGTTGTTGTGCCATCGTTGAGGTTGGATACTTCTAGTGTACTCATGCTAAGTCTCCGTGGATTGTAGTCATGTTCCTATTCAAGTCCACTTGAGTAGTAGTATCATCCGTCTGTTTCCACCCGTCGAATTGAACCTGACTAGCGGTGTATGTGTGAGGACTTAAATCATAAAAACTAGTACTAGCATCAACGTCATTTGCGCCAGTAGTCACTGACTTTGAAAGACTATCTTTAAAGCTGTTTGTGAAGTTTACACTAGAGTATCCAGTACCAAGGTCTCCTCTACTAGAAACATTTAAAGAGTCTCTTGTGTCATTACCACCATTGTTGTCCCAATGACACCAAGCAGCAGCAATCCCTGACACTGCACGACTAGCTGTTTCACCTGTGGCTTTGATGTTTGTGACCGTTATCGTACTCATGCTAGGTCTCCGTGGATTGTCTCAAATAAATATGTAGCATCATTAATAGCTGATCCGACAAGCAACGTATTAACTTGAAAACTACTAGCGGCTAAAGCTCCTCCGTTTTGAGGAACACGAACTTCATTGTTGCTTGTGTCTCCACCTTGAGCGCAAGTAACTGTGTAGTCTGCACTTGACATACTGTTAGTAAAATTAGTCGTATAATTTCCAGTCGTGTTATCTGTAACACTTGATACATTAAAACTATAACGAATACTATTTGTAGATGTGCCTTTATAATTCAAGGACGCCTTTGCAGCACTCTGCTTAGTCAGCGTAACAGGGCCAGTGCCAGCCGTATCACTTATCGTTGTAACTCGTATCTCAGACAATGGACAAGTTTCCTCCTGTTGTGACAGTGAGAGTAACACCTGTTGCTACTGCTACTGGGCCAGATGCTAGTGCGTTCTCTGTTGCGTCAATGGTTACGTTTGTATTCAGCGTTTGCTCATGCACCCTAAAGATGTCACCAGCAGCAGCCGCTGGGCCGTTAGTGCCACGCTCACCCTTGTATCTACCGCCACCTACAGCAGTGCTTAAATCAACAGCAGTGAAAATAGTAACTTCTAAAATGTCATTGAGTGCAGCTCCAGTTGTAAGAACCACATCACTGCCATTTGTCGCGTTATAATCTACGCCGTCTAAAATTTTTACTCCATTGAGATAGCAATCTATAAACCCAGCAGTATATCCAATCGTGGGAAACGAGGTTTGACTAGCTGTAGCTGTAAAGGTTTGTCTTGTTTGGGTAGCCTGTGGAACAGGTATGTCACCGATATATCCAGCCATTATTCTGCCTCCAGTGCCGTTAGTCTAGCCTCAATGCTAGTCAATCTTTGTTCTGTTGCTGCACCAATAAACGCTAGTAACTCTGGGTATCTTACACCTAGTCTTGTACGTTCTGTTGCACCTTCTGGTGCTGCGTCTTTAGTGCTGTAAGTATCAGTGCGTGTGTATGCGTCAGCGGCTTCTCTACCCTCTTCTTCATTTGCTTCAACAGCAGCAACCTCAACATCTTTTTCCCACCAAGTATCAGAACACCAGAAAGCATACTTGCTTGCGTCTAATCCTGCGTCTGCCATTGCAGTTTGTACTTGCTGTGCAACCACACCAGTATGTGTTCTAGCAGAGTCACCTTTATCTGCTACCTTGTCTTTCCATTTGTATGTCTTGAATAGTTTGCTGATAGCTGTAGCCGCAGTAATCTCTGCGCTAGTTAATGATGCAATGTCTTGTTTATCATTTTCGTCAGATGTTTGAATAGTGCCATTGGTTGCTCTAACATCGTCAAAGCGCGTAGTTGCAGATCCTAAGTCTGTAGAATTATCTTGATCTACTCCTTGATTGCTTGTTGGTGTGATTGCTTTAAATTCAAAAGCCAGACCTTTGTAGTTTGTAGCTGTTGAGAACATACGAAGAGCAGCACCAGAGGTTCCAATAGCACCTATCTCACCTGTGTCATGTATGAAGTTCATATGAGCGCTCTCTGTTCCATTTCTTCGGACTGTAAAAACAGTGGCGTTATCTCTAGTAAAAGATACATAACCTGTGGACCTTAACTCTGCCCCTGCATCAGAACCAAGAGCAGTCTTAGCCACAATCAAGTTACCGCTGCTATCGATACGCATACGTTCTGAAGCATTAGTATGAAATGCCATATGATTACTGGAATTATCATAATTTATTTTACCAGCATCATCGTCAGAACTGTCACCAAATCTTACTTGTGCATTGTCACTAGTTCCTGCTGTAATTGCTAAAGTAGACCCACTAGAAGAAGATAGATGAAGACTATGGCTAGGCGAACTCGTTCCAATTCCTACTTTTTGATCAGAAGCTATCCTCATAGCCTCCGTTGGGCTAGCACCGTCAGAACCGTCATTAGTTCTAAAGATAAGTTGGCCTTTCTCATCGTCCGCGCTTCCGTGATGATTTGCCTCTATTTCAGCTAATGTGCTTTCTTCACCGCCAGACTGTTGACCTTTAAAAATAACTTTTCCCTCACGACCAGAGTCACTGTCCTCATGCGTGTTATTTATTATGGTTACTTCTGGTGTGGTGTCAGTAGCCGTAACGTCTTGAGCATTAGCTACAGTCGTGCTGAGAGTTACCGAGCGTTGCCCTATATATCCAGCCATTAGGTTTGCTCCAATACACTTAGAATTGCATCTGCACTTGCCGCAGTGTCTGATGTTACAGTTATCGAATCAGAAGCTTCTAGGATAATCTTACCATCCAATACTGACAAAGCAGAAGATGCTGGTATAGGAGCGTCCTTTATTACATGAACACCAGCAGCCTTAACCGTAACCTTAATTTGACTAGCACTTGTATTAGCTATCGATAAACCAATAGTCACCGTAGTCGTTGCAAGTGGGGTAATGTAGGTAGTTGTTTCATTAGTACCCACCGAACTGCTTGTAAAGTTTTTGAATGTATTAGCCATTTTGAGTTACCTCTATGCTACGTCATCAAGTAATGCAGCCACTATGCAAGTAACTGTGCTTGCGCTAGATATTGCGTGTACTTCAGCTACTGTTGTGTTTGGAATTTGAATAGATAAAGCTTGTCCAGCACCTACATAAAGTGCATCACCAGCAGAAGATGAAGCTGTTCCACCATCTATTACAATATAAACAGCATTAGATGAGTCAGTATTCTTGACATATAAGAACTTAACTTTATCTGCTGTGTTTATTGCAACTGGTGAAGTATCATCATCTACCGCTGTATAATCTATAAAATTACCAGCCATTAAATCTGTGCTTGCGTTAGATACGCTAGTTAGTTTGTAGTACCATTTATCATTTGCGTCTGCTGGGCTAATAGTGGTTGTAGTAGAAATAGTTTGCGCTATCTCATCTGGTAACACTGTAACCTGTGAAACGACTGTTGCGTCATCTGCCATTTTTATCTCCTATCCTAAAGCAATGGCTAAAGCTAATGCGTTATCTGCAACCACAGATACATCACTAGCAACTCCAGCAACTGTAGTAACATTTGCTGAAATTCCAGCTACCGTATTTACATTTGCTATATTCGAACCTACTAAATTTATATTTGTTTCATTAGTTGCTGCTGCTGTAACACTACTAGCAATTCCAGCAACGGTTGTTACATTTGAAGCTACTCCAGCTACAGTTGTAACATTAGAACTTATTCCAGCTACTGTTGTAATATTTGTTGCTATGCCAGCTGCTGTAACAACATTTGCCTTAACAGCATTTAATCCTGATATGGCATCAGTAGATACTGTGCCATCCTCGATGTCAGCTAATGCTGTAATATCAGCTGTAATTGCAGCAAGAGTACCAACATCAGCAATCTGTGGCCCAGCTTCTGGAACACCAGTGCTAGCATTAAAACCAAGCACTGTACCTTTACGAGATGCAAGTAATGGCAACTGGGTATCAACTGCACTATCAAAATCAATTAGCTTTAAAGATCTATTAACATCATCTTGAAGGTCAGCTGTAATAGCAACAAGCCTGTCAAGCTCTGTATTTAAAGAAGCAATATTAAATGGGCCTGATGACGGAAAGTCTGTTGTTCTATCTAAGTCAATAGATCTTGTAATAACAACTGTAGAGCCACCTGATATACCTGTTACACTATTGCCAGTAGTAGTTGTAATAGTGCCAGTAGATCCATCACCACCAGATACAGTGTAGTGTGTTGTTAAAGTTTTTAATGTGCCATCAACAAAAAAGTTTAAATCATCGTTATCAAAAAACTCAAAAGGCACAGCAAAAGATGTTTGAGTTGCACCTTGAGCGACAGTATAAGACACCCTTGGATTGTTATCTGATAAATTAATCGTCATGATTTACCTCTTTTTTATGGAAATAGCAGTGAAGATTAAAAGTCGCAACGCACAAAAAGTTAATATCTGCCGTATCCAGATATTGTATCTTTGCTTTCATAATCAAAAGCACCTTGAAATGAGTTAATTATATATCTCATAAACCAAAGCCTCATGCCTGGAATCATTTTAGCTGTTTGTTCAACAGCACCTTTTTCACCATTTATTAAACCATTGAAAGCATTGTAATAATCTTGAGATACTGATGGACCAGCACCAGCAAATTGATTTACAGAATTAAAAAATCCCTGTTCTTCTGGAAATTTTGGTTTAACATATCCATCAAGATAATTTTCACCATTCATTGCCATTGATGAAGATATACTTGTGTAAAACATATCACTGTACAAAGCAGCCAAACCAGATTGATCAAAAGATCTAATTAGTTTGTCAGTAAATGACATGTTATCCCATGCTCTTTTAGATCCACTTGTTAAATTAGATTTAATCTCAAGCACTCCATATCCTAGTCCCATCATCCAAATTGCACCAAACAATGGAGATCTCATTTGTCCAGTAGTATATGCGGCTGTTGTTTTGTTTACGGCTGCTAGTGCAAATCCGTAAAACTGAAACGGCAAAGAAAGCAATCCAGTTTCCATCCTTGCATAACCTCGATACTTAGGGTCTTGCTTCATCCCAAATCTTTTAGCTACACGCATTGGAATTAATACAACACCATCCATTATTCTTGGTCGGTCAGCTGGTGTCGCATTCATAATAGTATTTAATATCCCAGTAGACATAGCCCTCTGAAACTTTTCTTTAAGAACCTCATCTGTCCAGTTGTCTGTGTTTGCATAGATTAAACCAGCATCAGATTCTTCCCATGCTGTTCCTTTATTAGCTGCTAACTTTTTAGCATCAGCTTTAGATATATTATATCGCCTTAAATACTGAGACATCCAATCATCAGCATCACCAGCAGCTTCTTTAATAGCAAACTGAATTAATTGATCTTGCCTCATGATTGCGTCAAGGTGTTTTAGAAATCTAGTAACTGGTGTTAAACCATTAAGAATATAAAAAGCTTCTTTACCTTGCTCCCAAAGACCATGCATTTGTGGATTGGTAAGCATTTCATCACTATACCTAATACCAGCACTGTGCATAGCACCTTCAATACCTTCACTTGCTTTTGGACCTTCAGCAGCAGCCAACCTAACTTTATCATCTGTGTACTTAGCAATCATAGTACGCATAACTCTATTAACGCCATGCTCTGCCATTAAGCGACCAAACTCAGTGAGTGTAGTAAAGCCAACAGCACCCATAAAATTAAATGTTGCTAAGTCTTTTAAGCGTCTAGTTACTTTTGCATCCCATCGAGCAGGGTTTCTTAATGGTGCATTCATAACTCTGTCATAGTCAGTTCTAAAATCAGCAAGCACAGCATTTATTCTATCCATATCCATGCCAGAATCAAAAAGCTGATCAGTTTTTTCCTCTAACAATTCATCAATATTTCTGCCGCCAAACTTTTTAGCAAATGAATAGCGTGGTGCTACTCTCTGATTGTAAGCCATAAATGCAGTGAAAGGATTCATTTCAATAAAATCAGTAATTAAATGATTAGGTATATCTAATCGTCTGTGCATAAAATGTTTTGAAGCACCGTAACCAAAAAAAGCTTTTTCGAAATCATTATCTGCACCTTCAGATATAATCTTATCTACAGTTCGCTTAACTCTTTCTGCTACCTTTGCTGGATCAGTGCTTAACTTTTGGACAGATAAAGGATTTCTAGGATCGAATACTTTTATGCTTGGGTTTTCTGTAAACCACTTCATTAGTATTTCTTCAAATTCTTTTCTTCTTTTTTTAATAACATCAACAAGAAAAAATCTAGGATGAAACACAGTTTCTTTAGCTGGTAAAACATCCATATCTTTTAAATCTTCTAATACATCTTGAGCTTGTTGACGTTCATCTTTGTATTTTGCTACACGAGCCATAACAGTTTCATAGTATGGATGATCACTTCTCATACCATTACTTTTCAATGTTGCTATCTTTGCTTCATTATCTTCTATTCTTTTTGTAAAGAACTTCATTTGATTTCTATAAAATCTAGCACTACCAATAAGATCTGTTTCTGTTAGCCTTGCTCTCCAAGTTTCAGCAAACTCATCTATAAGGTTCATTACCTCTTCTTGCGCTTGTGTCTGAGGTTTACGACCACTTAACCTTAATTTGCTTACCTCTCTTATAAATGTATTAAAATCTCTTTGCCTTCCAACAGCATAATCAAGAGCAACAACGACTGGTTTTTTACTTTCTTTTATAAAAGATTTTTGTAAATTTTTATAAAACTTATACATCTCAGCTTGATACTTAGCCTGATCCATATGAACGCTAATACCTAGCGTGTGACCATTAACATGACCAACAGATAGTTGTCCTTGATCTCCAACTAAATCATAATAAAATCTTTTAAAATCTGTAGGTACATCTTTTGCACCCATTATTCTTTTGTATCCAGATGTAGCTGCCTTAAAAATAAAACTATTTGTAAAAACATTTTTAACTAAACTTGGGTCGCCTTGTGGCTCTACTGCTGGTGCAGTAGCAACTTCTCCATAGTTTGATATTGGTTGTGTTTTATCAAATGACTCATCAACAATAACAGGTACAGCATCTTCATCTACTATCTTTGGAGGAATAAGCGCATTCTCAGCTTCTTCAGTTTGATCAGCAATAGACTTTATTATTCTTCCAGAGTTGGGTGTAGTAGCAAAGCCAACAATACTTCCTATTGTATATCCAGCCAAACCAGACACACCAATATTAATTGCTGATTTTTTAAGATCTCTTTGAACAGGATCAACAGCTGATAAGACAGCTTCTTCAGCAGCAGTAAGCATCATAGTTGCTTTACCTACCTGATAACCAGCGCGAACAGCACCAACACCGATACCGACTGGCAAAGCAACAAGATTAATAGGATCAAATAAAGAAACAAAAGCAAGCTGACCAATGCTTGCCCTAGATAATATTTCCTGATCTTTTTTAGATCTATCAATTTTTTCTATTAAAAAATCTAAATGTTTTTTATTTTGTGCATAAATTAAATTCATACTGTATTCATGGTAAGATGGATCTAAATCAAATATTGATTGAGCCACATCAAAATCAGGATCGTAGTCATAAAGATCGCTAGCGTAATTACTAAAAGGACTGCTAAGATCAAAAAGATTTCTAAACTTACCTAGTGATGCTCCCATAGCTTCATCAAGAGATGGCCTATTATCATATATGTCAGGTAAATCTCTGCCACCCATTATGTTTGGGTAGACGTTTGAAACGTCAATCATAGCCATTAGAAAAACTTTCCTTCTTTTAATCCTGTCATAGCCTCATTAATTATTTCAAAGTTTTTTCTTTGCTCTCTTAGCTCTTCTATACTTTTTGCATTAATTTTTTGATTGGTAAGATCAGGATCTACATAGTCTTTAGCTTCATCAGATATTTTAAAACCCATTGGTCTTCCATCTATTATAAGTGGAGTGAGTTCGCTCAAACCATTTCTATCCTGAATAATTTCCATAACCTGAAAAACTTGATCCGCTGGTCTTGCAATGTTTGGAAACATAGGAACAAGAACAGCTGCTTTTAAATTTTGACCTTGGGTTCGTTTTCCTCTGGTAAATTTAATACCTTGTTCTTGATCAGAGGTTTGTTCTACCCCTCCTAAATATATAGCAGCATAATTATCAGTCATAGCAAGATCGTTTAAATCACCAATAATATTATCTTCTTGCCAGTTATCATCATGCACATTTGTAAGGGTATAGCCAACTTCAACTAGCTGATTATTAATTTGATCTGTTACATATTCTGTTAAATTAGGATCACCAAATATAACACCTAATGAGTGTCTTGATAATCCTTTTTGACCAATAGGTCTTGCTGGATCAATAATATACTTTGCTTCTTTATATCTGTCTTCAAATCCTTTCTCAACCATTTGAATAATTGTATCTTGCTCAAACATTTTAGATGCCAGTTGATTTGCTAATATACCAAGTTCAGAATTAGAAACAATATCACCTTTACCCTCTAAAATTATATCAACAAATTCAGCTGGAGTAACAGACTGACCATCTGAATTTCTAAACAAAGCATCTCTATGTCTTGTGACTTCAGCTTCTGTTGCATTAGTGCCGCTTAAATTTAAGGTAGCGATTGCATCATCAAAACTTTTATACAAACCTAAAGTATTGCCAAGCAGTGCAGCATCTATTGTCATTTGAGTAATGTCTTTAACCTGACCCTTTAATAAATTTCTTTTAACAACTTCTTTTGTTGTTTGATTTGTTTGTTTAAACCCTCTTAATCTACTATAAAGTTTCATAAGCTGATCTAAGTTTTGAACAGTTCCACCCCTAGCTATATTGTCATATTGATTTGCAAGAGTTGAGCCTATTGAGTTTTTCATTATAAAAAATGCTTGGTTTGTCCAAGTGCTTTCATCTTGAATGTTAAAACCTATACCAGACAACTGTTGATCAGCAATATCCATAGCTGTTTTGCTGCTATTATCTAACTGACCTCTATTAAAAGCTTGATGCTTATAAGCATTTTCATATGCTTTTCTTTGTCGTTCTTCTTGTCCAGCTCTTACACTAGCAATTTGTTGAATCTCTGAAGCAACAGCATTTCTTTCTGCATCACTAAATCCTTGGACTGCAAAGTCAGCAAACTCTTTTTCATCATCAGTTAATCCTGTTAAGACAGACTCAGAAAGATCAACTCTATTTCCTACATATTGAGAGAGTAACTGTAATCTTTCAGAGTTTAATGATTGAGAAAAAATTTGCAGTCTATTTTTTGCTCTTGATAAATCAAGGTTTCTTTTAAACTGTAGCTTTTGATCATTACTTAGATCACTTGCATCTATTTCTTTTTTAACTGCATCGATATCCTTATCAAGAACATCATCGCCATTTAATATACTACCATTAAGTTTAAAGTATTTATCTGTTATTTCTGCTCGAGCAAGATTATTCTCCATTCTTGTTTTAGTTTCAGATTCACCAGCACTGAAAAAAGCAGATAAAGTAGCTAAATCGGCAGTTTGAAATAAGCCATGTTTATGTGCAGCCTTTACTACTTTTCTTTGGTTTGTTGAAAGCTGATCATCTATTCTGTTATTTAACATAGCTGATTTAAAGTTATCGCTTTTGCCATCATATGATGCAAGTCCAATAAAAGGCTCTAATAGACTTGTTCTATGTGCTATGAGTGCGGCATTATACTCAGGATTGCTCATAAAATTTTCGTCATCTTTCCTCTTACGATCTAACTCTTGTTTGTATTGCCTATGTATTTCACCTAAAGATTGTATTGCTCCAGCAATATCTCCACCTTCTAAGAATGCTTCTGTAGCTTTTTGTGCTGCTTTATTTGCATTTCGTAACGCTGCTGTATTTAAATCTCTTTTATCTATTCTTAGATTTCTTAAATCTTCTTTTTCTTGATTAGCTTCAGCAACAGCTTTATTAGCTCTCCTGATTGCATCAACACCATCCATGTCAGCAATCACAGAAGTAACAGCAGCACTTACAGATTTCTTATTATCAACAGTAATTAATTGTGCCAAAGATGTTGTGACTACTTTTCCATCTGGCATTGTGTATACTATTTTTTTATTAAATAATTGTTTGATGTCTTCATCAGCATCTTCATACTTGCCGCTAGTGCTTATCATTGTAGCTATTTGCTGTCTTTCATCCTCATCAAAAGTACCTTTTGATATAATTCCTATTAAAGATGCAGCTGCAATATCACCTGTTGTACCTGAGTAATAAGAATCACCAGCACCAGTTGTAAGCAACTGAGCTTCCTCTCCATCAACATTTACTTGCTTCCTATCTTCTGCAGCACTTAAAGCTTTGCCAAGATTTCCATTTAAAGCTAATTCATATATATGAGCAGCAACTTCAACATTGCCAGCAATAATACCATCAGCTTGATTTGCTCTTGCTCTTTCTCTCTGTTTCTCAAGCAAGTCATAGTAATGACCCTCTTGTATAGCAGTTCCAACATTAGTTATTAGTTCTTGAAATCGACCATCAGCATTAGTACCAAGGGCTTTAAGGTAACTATCCATAGCATTTTTAAAAGCTATTGGATTTCTGCTATGCTGAACTCTATACTTTTGAGCTTCTAACCTAATGTCCTGATCTATTGTATCTGCAAATCTTTTTTCAGCTACTCTTCGAAAAGCTTCTCTAGCAATACTGCCATAGCCCTCTGGTGGCTTCATTGCGACTGGCATTCCATCTTCGCCAAACTTCATAAACTCTGATGAATCAATAGCCATAACAGCTTCTTCAGCTGTTACTTCAGCTTTCTTTGTATCTACTTCAAAAGCTTTTCTTCTAAGAGTTTCACCAGCATCAGCTAAAGCAAGGCCTACTCGATCAGCCTCAACATCAAAGTTATTAACACCAATACGTTTGTTTGTTTCAGTTACTGTTCTTCGGATTACTTTTGCCATATTTTATCCTAAGTAAAAGTTGTACTTAAATCATGTAGACCAGAAGCAAAACTTGATAGTGTATTTATTCTAGTAGCAGATGCTCTGTTCTTACCGCGTTCTATTTCAAGCAATGATGCCACTGTTTGTTTTCTACTTTCCATATCTGCTTGCCTTGCCATTACAGTCAGGTCATCAAATGCCACTTCTTCTTGATTGTCCATAAATGCCTTAACACTTTGATCAAAGTCTCTGTTCTTTAATAAAGCACCTTCATTATATGCAAGATCATCAAAGTATTGCTGATATCGCATAACTTGTTGCTGTGCTGCTTGTGCCTCACCAACAATCCGATCTGTTACCATTGCTTCAGCATTATCTTTTGATGCTTGCTCTTGCGCTCTGGCAGCTTGCATACCGCCCATGAATTTTAAACCTAAACCTATAACTTGAAAAACAGACATTAGAATATTAACTCCGCTACCAAACCATTGATCTGTAAATCTAATGGTGCATTTTGTGTTATTGTTATTTGAGGATCTGCATTATAACCAAGTAATCTAAACTCTTTTTTGCCAGTAAAAGGAGCTAGTTGTTGTGACAAATCATCTGTAACATTTCTTATTATCATTGCTGTTTCATTTACCTTTACAGCTAATGTGTTATTCAAGTCTAGATATACTGTGCCAAGCCCTCTTGGAATACCAGTTATTGGTCCATTGTTTACCTGTGCATCTATTGGATTTGTTGTTAACTCAACATCAAAGTTAAATCCTATTTCAGCTGATGATAGTGAAGCATCAACAGAAGATACGTTTATATTGCCACCACTAACAGTAAACTCTCCAATATAATTGTTACCATTAACAACTCTTAACACAGCACCATTATTAAAATCTGCTGACACATTAAATACACCACTAGATCCGCTATATGTTTTTGCCATATCTAAATTAAATGTAGAGTCAAATTCACAAAGAACTATTTTTTTTGTGCCATCACCAAGATCATATTCTACATTTACAAAGACACGATCATCTATTGTAACTGTAGAATGAAACTTACCATTTGTTACAAACTCTACCCAACCAGCACGTTGCTCTGCTCTATTAGAATTAAATACAGACATTGTTCCATCATTATTTACAATGAAGACATAGCTTTCTGATCTAGATAAAGCACCATAAAGAGTATTCATTTCTATTGGTGATTTAATAAGATGCGAAGAAATAGTAGAAATTGGATTAGCTACATATGCAGCTTCACTATCGCTAAACAAATATTCTCGAACAATTTGCCCACCCTTCTGAACAAAAAGAGTTGCACCATCTAAAATTTGAGGTCGTGTAAATCCAGAACCAAAAGGAGTTTGTCTTCTTACCTGTGCATTGGTTGGAGTAATAGGTTGATTCTGAAACGCTGGCACAAACATTTCAGCAGAAGCTGCAAAGATCTGCAGATCCCTGTTTGAAACAATATGTCGTATCTGTTGTATTTCACCAATAGCAGCAGTTAGTTGTATCGACTCATTGTCTTTAGCTTCACCAACATCAAAGTTATAATATGATGCTATCTTACTAAACCAAATACTATCTGGTTGCCCAAGAGTTCCAGCAAACACTAATCTGTTTTCATGAAATGTAACAGCAGCTGGAAACCCTCGAAGAGCAGAATATGACTGTTCTTCCCAGCTAGTTGTTGGTGCGTGAGTAGTTACACTTGGAGTACCACCACCCAAAGCAGAATCATTAGATGAACCACCAGCAGTAAAAGTAAATACATCATCACTAATAATACCAGCAACAGTTCTTGAGCCATTTAAATTGCTAATACTTATACCACCAACAGTATCACAATTTGAAAAGGTTATTGAGTTGCCCACAGACATACCGTGATTTACTAAAGTAACTTCTACTATATTTGATCCATTATTTGTTCTTAAAGAATCTGGACTTAGTTTTACTTTAAGAGAATCAAGTATGTCACCTGTTGCAACAGTTGAGCTTGTGACACCAGTAATCTCTATCTCTTGACCATTGTATCTAACAGTTGTGCCAATATGCTTAGAAGGAGATGTTGTATCCCAATAAGCTGCACTTGTTGTTAAAGTAACACCAGATCCACTTGATGCTGATGGATCTAAAGTTACTCCAGCACCTTGAAAAGAAAAGTATGGTTGATAAACTTGTTTGTTGTCAGACTTCTGATCGAACTGAAATCCTTCTATTTGAAAAGTAGTAAGACTTGTTCTTACAATTTGTTGAGGAGCAAATGTTTGATGTGCAATAAACATAACATCGCCAGCTTGTGCATATGTATATTCATGCAGAAACTCATCATCAAATTTTAATGCGGCACTATTAATATCTGATGTTATTGTTTGTATTAGAGATACAGCACCACTTACTGGATTTATTTGAAAAACTCTTACTTTAGCTTCTTCTAAAGAAATAATGTATCTTTCATCATCAGAAAATATAAAAGGTAACAATCTGCATTGTTGTACTTTTGTTTCATCTATAGTTGTGTCAAATTGATATATTTTTTGAAGACCAGATCTTTTAACAACTCCACCTTCAGATCTTATAAAAAAGTTTTTAACTCTTTGTGCAGATTGATTATAAACAGGAGAATCTGTTCTTGAATATAAAGAAGGACTTACTTCACCAAATGCAAAGTTTGTTAGTGGTACTCGTACTTTCTGCATTACGTTCGCCTATTTGTAATAAACCGACTTGTTGAAAGTTTCCTTGTTGTTTGTTGTTGAGCATCTAAGTTTCTTGCTCTCATCATCGATGTTGCTGCTTGTTGAGACATAAGCTGTGCAAGGTTCTGATCTCTTGCTAAACTAACTGCAAATACAGATGCTAACTCATACTCAACAGCAATAGTAAAATATGAAGGCCATCCCTGTTCATTTGCTCTAAATGTAAAGTCTAATACTAACTCTGAACTAGCTGTCTCATTACAAAATAATTTATCACCATAAGTTTGATATTCTATAGGTGTGTCATTAACAGTTACAACATGTGTCATTAACCAATCACTTGGAAGCTGATAAGCAGCATCAAATCTACCAGTTGGAGCATCTGTTAATCTATTTAATATTGATTGATTGGTTGCAAATCTCCATCGAGTATTTAGCAAAGATGATCGAGCAACATCTTCATACATGTTCGAAGCAATCAAAGCTTCATTATTACCATCATCAAATGATGTAATAGGTTCAGCACCCACAAGAATTAGAGCGCGACTACATACAGCTACTGGAGATTGTGCTGGTATACTTGAAACTGCCATACTAAATCCTCAAAGAAGGGTGGGGCCGAAGCCCCAACCTATTAGTCGCCATCGGTTTCAGCTACTGCCGTACCATCAGATACGTCAACAACAGTACCAGTATTTGAAAGAACAGTACAAAAACTTGTTGTTGGAACATTAGTATCGCGAACGATAATTAAGTCACGAACATCAAGCATGTTTGCTGCATCATTAAAATATCCAGCACTATTTACAGCGGCGATAGCATCAGCAGATGTATACATCCACAAGCTACCATTTGAATCACCACCGACACGAGTTAGTCCACTTGAAGCAAAAGCCATTTTCTAACCCTCCTAGTTATTATCTAGCAGTTCGTACATACCATTGTCATCAATGACAACAGAACCCATTGACATCATTGATGTCGCTAGGTGCGATACTTTTTCTGCTACATAGTTTACTTCGGTCTGAACATCAGAGTTCACACCAATACCAACTGCTCTCATGTGATAAGCAAAGTTTTTACCACCAGCTACAGCTGAAGTTGAAAAGATCTTGAAGCCCAAGAACTCTTTCATTGTCATACCGCCAGCAAACGGTAAGTTTTGTGGTCCAACAAAATCACTTGAAGCAAACTCATTAATATTAAAGAGGTCTGCAAAACCAGCTGGAGACATAGCAATATAGCGTTGTCCATCTTCTGGAATGCTTGCTGTACCAAATGTTTCAAAGGTTGACAAAAGATCTGCTTTTTCAACAGCAGAAGATGTGTCGTGAAGCTGAGTTGAATTAGCACCAGCATCCATAGCTGTTGTAATGATCTCATCAGTTTTACGACCCAACGCAGCAGCAGCACTTTCAGCAATAGCTTGACGCTCGTTGATATTAGTTTTCAACTCATCAAGTTTATCAATGTACTCAGCTGCATAGAAGTCAGCCATTGTTACTTCCACATTAGTGTGTGCAAGTTCCATTGGTGTAACATTACCGTTACGCGATTTTGTTGAAGCTGATCCAGTTCCTATTTTCTGGAATCGAGCCACATTGCCTGACACATTCGTAGAACGAATGGTATTACGCAGTTTTGAACCCATGCGCTGGTATGCAAGATGCACATCGGTTTCGAACTGCTTAATAAAGGCTTGGTCTATTGTATTAGCCAATTTCTTTCTCCTAAATTAAGTTACGGGCATCTTGGGTATCTGCTTTACATCCTCAATGAAGGTATCCAAATGGGCTTCTCAGTGTATCACAGGCCTTGATATTTTATGTGAAACACAATTTTGTGACGGATTGCAACGCACAAAATCAACATATCGCACATTTTTCCAATCGCTAAACCCAACAGGATGAAAGCCTAACCATACTGCCCAGTTCAACATTGACTCATATTCTTCTGCTATTTGCATAGATAAATCTTCATATGACTGATCTAAGAATGATATTAATAACTTAGATCCTCGTGCCAATCCTTTGAAGTTTTTTGTTACATGTTTTGTAAACAATGCAAAGAGTTGTGGTGGATCTTCAGAGAAGAACACACCACTTGCCATCATAATATTCCAGTCTTTATCTCTTACAATATAGACTTCAGAATCTTTTTGCAGATCTTGCAAAGCTTCAAGAGAGTTAGAATAACCAAGATTAGAAAGCTCTCTTTCTGTTTCTGGATGCAGTATAGAATATATTTCTCTTATGTGATGTTCATAAAAGGGGGTCATATAATACGACCCACTTTGTAATATCTTTACTTCATCCATAAAGTTTTTTGAAACCTTCATCTACTTGCTTTACAAAGTTCATATCACGTTTTGCTGGTGACCAATAACGCTCATCTCTCATCATTTCAGTTAACTCTACCTCATTAAAGTTTGATGATATGTTAGTTTGCTCTGTTACGCTTGGGTCTTTTATTGCTTCCATAATTGCTTCAAGAGCAACAATACCATCTGCACTTTCGCACATACGTTCTATTGCTGGCAAAGCTTCTTCTGGAAAAAATTTATTAGCAAAGAGGGATGCAGCTTCTATTCTAGCATCAGAGTTATCACCCAATCGTGCAGCTTCAGCTTCTATATCATTATCATCACCCATTCCATTCATATACATTTCAATACCTTTTTGAAATTCTTCATGGGTATATCCATTAGAATGACAGTGATCTGCCCAGTCTTTTAGCATATCACTTTCTAAAGCTTCTTCTTCATCAATAAAATCAGGGAGTTCATACTCACCAGCAGATGCTGGTACACCTTCAGATGCCTGTTCATTTAGTTCATCCATAAGTCTAGATCGAACATCATCTTCTTTTTCACCAAGCTTTGATTCTAAAGCTTTGTATGCTTTACCTAAATCAGCTGGATCATTAAACTTTTCTGGCAACCATTCTGGTCTTTCAGATGTTTCAGAAGTTACACTATCAACAGTTTTTACTTCTTCAGTTGTTTCTTCTGTAGTTTCAGTTACTTGATTTTCTTCCATTGTTTTTCACCTTATGTGCATGTGTCATACGAGCTTCGATCAAACCAACTAAATATCGTTGACCTTCTATATGACGCAGTTCCTCCGTAGTTACATTTGGGCCATTTACCATTTCAATAGTAATTGATCTTAGATACTGCAAGACTGCTTGTCCTGTCGCAGAGCCAAACAATGAGGCTATATTCTCGCTAATCTGTTGATCTTTTTCTTGTGGACGCTGTATCCCATCAACACCCACATTGATTTTTTTAGTCAAGCATTACTCCATAGGTTGTGGTGCTTGCGCCTGACCTTGCTGCATTTGTTGCATTAATGCAAGAATTTGTTCTCTTTCTTGCTCATCTCTTACTAAATTATCTGGTATTCCAAACTTCTTAGCTAGATATGCAGCTGTTTCTTCCGTATTAATTAATACATTAATAGCATCTGCACCAAATGCTCCATTAGCCAACTCAAGAAAACGTGACACTGAAGTAATATCCTGATTGGCTTGCGCTTGCGCTAACGGTGACACAGATCTTATTTTTACTTCTCTGCCATTAATTGTGGGGACTTCTAGTCTGCCTTGCTTCTTTAGAATATGAACAACACGTTGTAATACTGGCTGAACTAATTCTACTTGCAATCTACCAAAAGCAGATCCAATACGTCTTGATAGATCTGCCATACGTTCTGCAATCTCTGTTGCTGATGCTGGTGTTCGATTAGGATCTCCAAGCATATCATTGTATAAAGCACGTTTGATATTGTTACGCATATCACCAAGAACAAGTTGTGCTACATCAAAGCTACCAGCAGCTTGTATTGGTTGTAATCCAGCTGATCCCATAGCCTTTGGAATTATTGTTCCAGGGACTAGGTTAATTGTGTCAGGGTTTATTACCCCATCATCTTCCATTTGATAAATGCCAGAGATAGCCATCTGTGCATTCTCAAGTATCATCTCAACTGTAAGGTTAGTAGTTTTAATTGCACTCAATGCGTTGAATAATGGACCTCGCCCATAAACCTCACCAGCGCATTTAGACCAACGAAAACAAATAAAAGGATTTGAGCCAACTCCAGACATCTGCCTTTGCATCATAAGAGATTTTGTTGTTAAACATATTGCGTAGTATAGATATGCTTCTTCATTCTTTTTAGAATAATCTTTACATACTATTTCTAAGACTGTTGTTGTTTGATCAGAGTTATCTATTAAGTTTTGTAGTTCTGAATTAAATGTTCCATTTGGATAGAGCATTGGTAACTGATCATATCTTATAAATTTTCTTTCTCTAAAAACATGATCAATGCGATCATCAGGCCCAGTGTCTAGTATGACATGAGGTAATGGTATTGCGGAAAAACGTATAGGATTGATAGCATCGCCTTCTTCGCATACTAAGACACCAGTACCAACTGCTAAGTCCATAAAAGATTCATGAACTTCTTGTGCAAAGTTTGAGTTCTGAAGTATTTCAAAAACATATTCAGTAACTTCTTCAAGCTCATTATTAACAGCTTCTCTTTGTTCTTTTGGTGTTTCAGACCCAGCAGTTAAATCTGCCCATCGAGCAAAGTTTGGAACAAGTCCAGACTGTAATCTTGAAGCAAACTCTTGAACTCCTACAACAGCAGTCTCATCAAAGATTTTATCATCTCTTCTTTGACCAGAAACTTCATAGTAAAATGATTCGCGTTGCGGCAGCGCAAACTCATAACACTCTTCAAAAACATCAACAAAGTTTGTACGCTTTGCTTTTGCTCTCTCATATCTTTTGAGAAACTCTTTTGCTATAGGATCTGTTATCATTATAGAAACCTACTAAAATAACCTACGCCACCACCTGATGATGTAAGCAAACTACGTCTTCCTCTTCTTCCAGACCTTGCTGATCTACTTCTTCTTCTTGCTGCTTTACTAGCAAACAAACCACTAGTTCTTCCTGTTTGTTTAGAGGTTCCAGTATTGTTTAACTCTCCAGCTTGCATATTAAGTTCTGCTTGTCTTGTTTCTTTTGCAGCATTAGCTTCTGCAGTTGCAGCAGCACTAGCAGCTGCTTCTCTTTCAGCTTCTAATTGTTTTTGACGTTGAGCTTCTTGTTTTGCTAAAGCTTGTTCTTTTGCAGCCTCTGCTGTTTCTCTTGCTTTTTTCTGTTCCTCATCTATTCGAGGATCTCTTTTCTTTCTACCGCACATAGTAAATCTCCTTTATATTTCCCTCAAAGCAGAGAAAAACAATTTTGGCAACGCACAATTACATTCTTGCCCAAAGACCCTGTCTTTTTTGTTTAACAGGTTTTTTATTAAATACATCAAAGTTTCTACTTGCTATCACAGGTCTAGCTGGTTTTTGACTATTAAGTAAAGCTCTACCTTCACCAGCACCCAGCATCATGTATTGTAAGGCATCATGAATATGAGAGTACATATTCTTATCAGGTTTATCAGCATACCTTTCACCAGATACTTCCATACGTTTATATTGATATCCACCTTCAAATCCTTTGATCAACTGCTGACACCTTCTATCAATAATAAATGCTGGTTTGCCCTCAACCATCTTAGTTAGCTGGGAAGAGACAGCTTCCAACCGAAGGTCTACAGAGTTCGAAGGGGCTGGGAATGCCCTCAAACCAGCACCGCGCAAGATGTGGAAAGGGGTACTTTCATCTGTCTGCGCTCTAAAATCCCCAGCGGGATCGCCGTATATATACACCTCAGATGCTTGAGAAAATCGGGAGGAAATTTCTTCACGCAATACTTCAGCAAACCTAACAATCCCCATATCAAAGGCCACTATCTCCGACTGGACGAGCCAGCGACCCCTGATCTTTTGTCCAAGAGTTGCAGCTGGAGTCAACCCAAAGTCCAAGCCAACATATAGCGGTGCGCCAGCAGCTACCGCTATTTCTTCTTTGGCTATGTGTACTTCTGCAGCGAACATTGGGTATATCGGCTTTCCGTCTTGGATAGTGCCAAGCCTATTCATAACATAGACATCAATCCAGCTTTTTGTTTTACCTCTTATTAAATTGTCATAATAGTTGGCAAGCATATGTTTTTTGTTTTCAGCAGTATTGTTTGGCTTGTAATCTACTACCTCACCATCTTCATCACGTTCTTCGAGCATTGCGGAAGGCTGTGTAAAAAACTGCCAGTTATCAGGTTTTACTAGCATCTTAGCTTGTTCTCTTGGAATATGATCAGGGATTGGAACTTCGCCAGACATAATAGGCCACCAGTGATCTTCTTCTGGCGCGTTTGTATCTGCTATAACACCTGTCCAACTTGGTCCACCATCACGCATAGAAGGGTAACGACCAACACGCATGGTACAAGCATCGATGATAGACTTAGGAATTTCTCGTGCCTCGTTTATCCATATGCCTGTTAGTTCTAGTGATAACAGTTTCTTTACATCTTCTGGTCTATCTAATGCTAAGAAGATAACCTCAAGATCTATCTCACCTTTTTTGATGTGATGGGTGTATGGCACTGACCAAGTAAACTTTCCCCAGTCATTTTCTGGGAACCAGTCAAGCCATGTTTTAATAGTTGTAGTTCGTAGTTGTGGGTTTGTGTTTCGTATAATAGCCCATCGTGACTTTCGTTTTCCATCTGGGGCTTTCTTTTGTTCCAAAGCTCTACGAAATACTTCAACGCAACATCCCACTGATTTGCCAGATCCTACTGGCCCTCGAATGCCACGAAAGAAAGTATTATCTTTCATAAAGCCTTTAAGAGTATCACCATCTGGCTTGTATTTAAAATCGACCACTAACGCAGCCCCTTGTCAACTCCAGACCTTATCATCTTCTCGACTGCTTCTGGGCCAATGGTTTCTATTACATTGTCTAGCATTTTGTTTGTCACAAAAGACTTACCATGTTTCTTATCAAAGTATTTAAAGTGTACCTTCTTAACAATCCTTCGAAGCATAGTAAGCTCTTCTGTCTTTAAAGTATTTACAAAGCTCATTACTTATCTCTTCTTCTTAGTTCTCTAAGAATAGCTCTGTAATTTGCTCGAACACCTTTATTACTATTATCATTTCTTATTGCTTTTAAATGCATAGATAAATAACGACCTAGATCATTATCACTTATATTTATAATTTCATTAGGTTCAAAAAGATCATCTTTGAAAGAGCCAGCTAAAAGAGTTTTCTTTTTTTTGGTTTTCTTTTTTGGTTTATCTTCTTGTCTCATTGCTCGTAAGCCTCGTTAACATCTGGTGTAGAAGGATCGTCTGCTTTTAATCTACCCTTGTCATCTCTAGCACGTTTCTTTTTTGGTGCTGCCTTAGACTTAACAACAAGATTAACCCACTCTAATCTTTTGGATTCAAAGGTTCTTGTTTTACCTGAGAATGTAGTTCCAGCAAGTTCATGGGTTTCCCCATCATAAGCTTTGCCAGTGTTTGCTATTATCCAGCCCATAATTAACTCCTATATTGTTTTACTTTCCTAGCAATCTTTTTCGGTTGAGCCACAAACTGCTTACCCTTTGCCTTACCCTTTCGTTTAGCTCTGGTTGTAGCTGCATATTCAGCATCACTAAGAGCAGCAATAGCCTTGCTAGGTAAGTACCGTTCACCTGTCTCACTAGACTTTTTGCCAGACTTGGTGCGCCACTTTTGCTTGCCCCAATTAAGTAAAGACTTTTGTGAAGCCTTCACTTTTTCATAATCCTTTCCATTCTTCTTATCATAGATTTAGAAAGAAGTGGTTTAAGTTGACTATCTGATGCTTTGTTAAAAGCTTTCATAAAATCTTCTAAAGATGGTTTCTTTAGATTTTGTTGAAGTAATGTAGGTTTTTTAGCCATTAGTTTTCTCCTTTACTTGTAACCACCACCACGTTTTTTATATTCCTTGGCAAGCAACTGCGCCTTTCGAGCAGACCACTGACCAGCAGCCGTACCATGTGTAGCCCTTGCTTTGATCCTTTGAAACAAAGACTTTCTCATCTTAGGTTTGGTATAATTACCAGCTGCATTAACTGCCATTAGTTACCAACCTTTTTCTTTGCTAACTTATGCGCCTCACCAAATGTAGAACCTTTTAGCATTGCAGTCCTCATTACCTTCATATGCTTGGGAGTATGATGCTCACTATGACGCTTCATAGTTTGCTCCTGACGCTTGGTCAGTTTTAGCAAACTCTTTTTCTTCTTAGCCATCTTAGTAAGAGCTACCAGAAGAACCGCCAGACTTGGCCTTCATTATCTTTCTTTTCAAAGCTGGGGGTAGCGTCTTCTGCTTTTTACTTAGCATAGATTTCTTTTTTTTAGGCCTTCCAACCTTGTCACCATATGTTCCTTTTCCCATTGGCATTATGCTTTTCCTTTCTTAGCTTTGTTTCTTCGACTTATCGCTCTGGCCTTTGCCTTTGCGTCCGACTTGCTTGATGCTCCCCACGCTTTTAGGCTGAGAAGAAGACGGGTTGGTTTTCCCTTGCTGTCTCTTTCTGGTCCCTTTGCTCCCCCCATTCTTGCTAGGAAGCTTGCTCTTCGAGGATTGTCTCCGCTTTTCACTGGGGCTTTTAGTGTTCCCCCCTTGTAACTTGCTCGACCCTTTGCGTTTAGACCGCCCTTGGGATTCTTTCCCTCTTTTCTCTGCCACGCTGGAGTTTTCGCCATGCCACAATCTCTTTAACCAATTAAACATAAATTCACCCTTACACTAAAAAAATATTATTTCAAACGCACAAAATACTTTGTAAGAAAAAAATGCTGGGGGAAGACCTGTAACAAGATTGTGATTGCGGTTTTTGGGGGGCGTGTGTTGCAGAGGTAACACTCTATAATGAACTGGGGCTGAGGAACGTAGTAACTTAGCCTAGATCGATGGACACTCGTATATCACCAGCTAGTTGTACCTGAGACCTGTCTATAGGCTTGAAGCCAGCACGATCGAGGATATCCTTACTCGCCTCTAGCTGAACGTACTCAGACTTAGCACCAGTAGCTAGTTTCATTACTCTACTAGCGGCAATCGTAGCATTCATTCCTAATTGCTCTGTCACACACTGCATCATGTACTGTTGCACATGAGGTTGCTTTAGAGCCTTGCTAGCAGTCACTCTACCTGAGTCACCATCAGCATACCCAGCTTCTTTAGCGGCCTGAGTGATAGAGCAACCTTTTGATACGAGTGTATCAACCAAAGCCGTTTGCTTTGGTGTCAGTTTCTTAGTATTGAGAATGTTATTCATGTTGTGCCTCTGTAAGCCCCCCTCTCCCTCTCTCCCCCCATTTGGACACCAGAATAGCTATTGCTGTCAAGCAATTACCCTACGTCACTTGTGCCTAGTTATGGGTCTACATACTACATCTAGTATTGACAGGGCGTTCCCCCCGAAGGTGGGGGTCGGGCTGTCGTGAATCAAGCCTCTATCGAGTCTTGCCCCTTCGGGCTTCCATCCCTAACGCGGTAGTGAGAGTGCCACTCGCTACGCTCGTGAAGTGTATTTGGTTTAGACCAACACGAAGCTCGCGTCTGGCCACCACCGTCATGGAACGTCCAGAACCCTAGGTAAACACGGACGTGGTTGCGTGTTGACCTACGAACCATGGTCATTCCCTGTCGTTGTTGTCCAGCCCCTCACTTCGGGTCGGACTAAACTGAGAAGAAGCTAGAATGTAACCACAAGGAGAACAGAAAATGTCTAATCTAGTAAAAGCAATCGTTGAAACTTACACAAACCCAACAGAGTTATATATTCGTAGCTCTAACACAGAGGGCAAGTCTGAAGGCTGGCATCATATCGACAGTCTTTATTTCCACGCGGAGCGCAAGCTTCGAAGGGAAATAGAAGACTTGGAGTTCTGGATACCAAAGCAGCAAGACCGCGAGGCCAACGCGAAGCGATGGGCAGCGCGTGATCAGTCGCGTTGCGTAGGTGATGAGATTTCAACTATGAACTTCAAAGCAAGCGTAGCCAGTGCCAAGGCTGAACAATTCGCATTGCTTGTAATGCAAGATGAGTTGAAAGCAGCGCAGAAAGCTTACAAGAAGTTGACTGGCAAACAGTTTACTAGCGTAGCGGCAAATGCCATCGATGGTGAGATGTCAGAAGAAATGGCAACGATTGTTGCAGAGTTCAACGCTTTATCAGCGTAGAAATAAGGGAGGGTTTCGACCCTCCCAAATTTTTCGCGGTGCTTCGCACCGCGTGACACATCCATAGATGTGTCTGACACCAGAGGTGTCTAATAGTGTGCCATGCTATTCCAGCGAAGCTGGGCATGGTCACTTGCGAGTAGTAGACTCGCGCCCCTCATCCCTTCGGGCTGGGGGCTGACATACACCCAGATAAAGCTGGCAACGCGTGAGCTATGCTGGGTGTCAATAAACCAAAGTCAAATGGCTAAAAAGGAGAACGTAAAATGGCTGACAATGACATCATATTAAGTGAAAGAGAATCAAGAATAGCAATAGTTCTGTTCGAGATTATGAAACCACAAATAGGAAAGATGATTGATGATAAGCTTGATGGTTTTAAATTATCAGAGATTAATATCAGTGATCATACTAGTGAGATTGAAGACATTATATACGATTGGATTCAATACAATCTCTCACTTACAACCACAGTCGATTAAGGAGGAATCAACATGATAATCACATACAACAAAAAGAAATACCCTGATATGACAACACATCAGATGATGGGCTGGGGTGGATTCATTCCGCTTTGGGTAACTGAATGGAACTTGAGGCGTACTTGCTTTGCCATTCAAGAAACTCTCTTCGATCACCTTCATAATCAGTACGAAGCTCGTTCTGGTATGGGTATCAAAGGTAGACATATGACTGGTGAGATAGATAACGAAGGTGTTCTTCGTCATCCAGAAGACTCACCCATGCATCCATTTATGACATGGGATACTGAAGAGGGGTCAGTCTACTTCTATCCTTATTCAGTAATGGCAATACCAACACTTGGCAAACATCATATAGTGAGGATGGACTAATGGTTAACAGATCAACACCTAAATTTACACGCAGAGACTTTGAGTTTCTTGCTGATGTAATCACACCACATTTGAATTGGGCAACAGGAATCGAAAAGATTGCTGATGAACTTGCACGAACTAATCCAAGATTTAATCGTGACAAATGGGTAAATCGTGCTACCAATGTGTGGGAAGAACATGCAATCGAACAGCTTGCTGAAATACATCAAGCTCAAATACTTGCGGAGAGTAGCAATGACATCGATGATGAGATCCCCTACTAAGACTTGTCAAGAATGCGGTGGTGATGGGTACATTGAATACGATGTACCCAAATCACATGGGTTTGACAGAGATGTAGGATATATAGATAGTGCCACTGAAATTTGCGAAGAATGCCAAGGACTTGGTATCTTCGATGATGAAGAGGATATAAATTTTTAGTTGCCTAACACACGACTGTCTCACAATTACAATGAGATGATTGAGATGCTCATCGATGCGAGACATGATCAGGGATTGAGTCAGCCACAGCTGGCTAACATCATAGGCTGTACCGAATCATTGATTCACAAATGGGAGCAGCACAAGAGAGTTCCGTCTGGATTTTTTCTCATGTGTTGGCTCGAGGCATTGGGATATGACATCGAAGTCAAGAAAAAAACCAGCAAGAATAACGTGCGTCAGCTGCGAAAGTAATACGGAATGGTTTGTTGCTATACTAAAAAACAATAGTGGTAGATCTACACAGAAGCACTGGTATGTATGTTTGAATTGCTATGAGGAGGACAGATGGCAAACCGTAACAAAAACAAAGGAACATACCACGAAAAGTGGTTTGTCGATTGGCTCAACAAAATCAAAGCGCAGATCAAAGCGAAACGCCAGCCCCTCTCAGGCAGTTTGGGAGGAGAATATTCTGGTGACATCAAGCTCGAAATCAAAGGACTTGAAATGGTAGGTGAGGTAAAGTATCGTGATACTGCATCCTTCCCAAGCCCTTTCAAAGTATTAGAAGGCAGGGATATTGCATTCTATAAAAGACGGAGGGGAACTCCGCAAACGCTGGTCATAATGAGTGGCGATAAATTTAAACAACTAATGGAGAACGAAAATGGAATCTCAAAACAAACAGATCAAGAGTTATCTTGAGCAAGGCAATACTATTACTGCAATAACCGCACTCGAAAAATTTAAATGTTTTCGCTTGGCATCCCGAATCACAGATCTAAAACAATCTGGAGTGCCAATCGATAGTCAATTTATTGAAGTCGATAGTGGTAAAAAAGTGAAAGAGTATTGGATCGCACAATGAAATCAGTAACTCGTGCTGTACAAGATGAGGTATGGTCTCAAAGCTTGAGCCGTTCCTCTCGTGAAATCTATGCTGAAGATCGAAAGAAACAGAGGGAGGCCAGCAGAAGCTGGGCTCCTGATACTCTTGAGATCATGGCAAAGCGTATCAAAGAACGCGAGTCGGTTGGTCATAATTATTTATGGGGCAGACAAGCCCTTGAAATGATTGACAAAAACCTACTCGAGGAAACTGATCTCGATCCACACCGCAACGCATATGCTCGGCTGCTGCGGCATACATATAGCGAGCCAGCAGCCGAAGCCATGCTCAAGCGGTTGATCGATCAGCACGACAAAATCAAAGAACAAATAAATAAATAAATAAATATTTTACACAACACCGCAATCGTGGTAAATTGTATGATATAATAAAAATAAAAAAGGAGAACGTAACATGGAACGTAAAGGTTTCATTGGTGGCAGTGACTGCACCAAAATCATGGAAGGCTACTGGCTCGAACTCTGGAAAGTAAAGACAGGTCGTGAAGAACCAGAGAACCTAATGTTTAACTTACCAGTACAGTTGGGTCGGCATACTGAAGACTTCAACTTGAAATGGTTTACCGCAAATGAAGGCAAGCAAGTTGTTGCACAACAGCGAGAGTTTACTGGAACAGTTGGTACTGTGCCAGTGAAAGGCACAATCGATGGTGCCATAAAAGATGAAAGAAATATTATCGAAGCAAAGCATACCAATAGGTTCTACAACATGGACAAAATGCTTGATCGATACATGCCACAGCTACAGTTCTACTGTCACATGGCAAAAGCAGAAGGTGTATACCTGTCTGTTATATTTGGTAACAGTGATTGGGAGTGCATACATGTCAAGTACAACGAAGAGTATTTCAATTCTATGTGGGCAGTGGTGTCTGACTTCTGGGGTTATGTTATGCGCGATGAACAGCCTGTTGGAATTGAGGAAACAAAACTATCAAGGCTATCAATTACGCTGGATGATATGGAAACACGAGATGCATCATTCGACAATGAATTCGTCGATGCAGCAGTCACCTACATTCATGGATATGAACAAAACAAAGTCTTCAAGAATGCTGAGAAAAATCTCAAGCAAATGGTCAGTGATAACGAACGAGAAGTTTATTGCGACCAACTCACCGTCAAGCGTGACAAGCGCGGACATCTTAGAATAACAAGGAGAACGAAATGACTACCAAAACCAAAACAAATATTATCAAGATGCTTATGGAAGCAAGAGCCGACATAGAGCCAATCAAAAAGAGTGGTAAGAATCCACACTTCGGTAACAAGTACGCTACACTTGAGAGCGTGATCGAAGCGGTGACAGAGCCACTAGCAAAGAAAGGTTTCTTGCTTATGCATCGAGCAATATCAAACGAGCATGGCAAGTCTATCACAACAGAGCTTGTGCATGAGAGTGGCGAGAGCTTTGTGACAGCCATACCTTTAGTACTAGGCAAGAATGATATGCAAGGACTAGGCAGTGCTATCACATATGCTAGACGCTATGGCATTATGTCATTGCTAAACTTACCAGCTGAAGATGATGATGGTGAGCAAAACAGGAAAGGTGCAACGCCAAAGCCTGTGGCAAATGATGAGCCAGCACCAGAAACAAAGCGAACTAGCAATACTAATTGGTAATTCTTGGGAAGTCTCCTTTGGAGTTATGATAGCCTTATCGAGGGGGAGGTTTTCCCAAGAACCCCTCACCACAACTAAGCAAAGGAGTCAGAAGCTTGGCAGAATACGATAATACAAATGATGGCGTGGCATTCCCACCCTTCGAAGACATGAACATGATCTTGCAAGGTAAGATGAATGTGGAAGGTCGTGACGCTAAGTGCGTAATAGTACGCAGAGTCACACAATCTGGCATGGAAGTCATGGAAGTGTACGAGAAAGTGGGCGTGATGTTTAAGAATGACAACGCCAAAGACAACGCACCAGACTACACTGGTAAGTTGTACGACACAGCAGACAAGCAGATGCCTTGGACTGCACCATATACAGACAAACGACTGGCATCATGGAGAAGAATGAAGGATGGCAAGCCTTACATGTCGTTCGCAATATCTGATCCACAAAATAAAAATGAAGAACAGCCAAATAATAACTTGAAAGAAGATGACATACCGTTTTAATTAGAGGCACGTTCTCCAAGAGAGTACGCTTACACTGCTCACAGCCTGTTGGCCTCGCGGCTCTCTTGTAACTTGCCAGCCTCCCATCGGGGCTGGCCTTTTTTTTAGGAGAATAAAATGACACAACTTGAAAAACAAATAAAACTAATAAGGAACTGCTTAAAAATAGCAGAGCTTCATTTAGATGAAATAGAATCTGGAGCTTTTACAGAAAGAGTTATGAAAAAATATGAAGAAATAAAAAAGGATAAATCATGACACCACTAGAACAAATGATAGAAGATGCTAAACTATGCAATCATAGACTGTATAAAGTGGAGGGGAAAATGAACGTACACAAAAGGCGTGGTAAACTATCGAGCGGTAGTAAACCAAAGCAAACACCAAGGTCTGCTACCTTCGGAGAGGGGTGGCGTAATAGTTCCCTCTCCGACAAAGAGATTGATGACATAAAATATTTTTTAGACAAAGGGTGGTGTCTAGGTTCAACAGCAAAAATTGTTGGAGTTAGTGTAAGTACAGTAAGAAAGTATGTGCATTAGTATGGATTTCTTTACTGCATTAGTTTTGGTTTATCACATTAAGTCTGAAGAAACTGCAACAATGATTTGGTTTAATAACTACGAGTCTTGTTATAAAGCGCAATATGCAACAGATGATCTGTACAACTTAGTCAATGGTACGGAAATGTACTGCGTTGAAAGCGATGTTGCATCAAGAATAGTTAAACCAAAACTTAAACCGAAAGTTCAAAGTGAGGAGCGTCTATAAACGGACGCCTTCCTTGCGACCTTCGAAGATCGATGTATTCATTCATTGCATCTTCCATTGTGCCTTCGTATTCACCAATCGAATTGATGTGCCATGCGGCTCCCCAGCGAACATGAATGCCAAGATCATTAGCTGCTTGCTGCATGGCATCCGCAATATCATCGTAGAGATTGAGTTCCCAAGATACCCTTGACCCTATGTAAGCCACTGTATCTATTGCAATTCCTTCGAGATGTTTACTCTTCATGGTTTGAGATGCACCTTTGTCAACAAGCTGACGCTGTTGTTCCATTGTCCTCATGCCGCCCAGGTGTGGTATTCCAAAATCAACTTTGGTTATACCAATTGCATACTTTGCAAGAGCAACCATGTTTTTATCAACACCTTCAAGCCTATCAAGGCTACGTTCGCTTAATTTAAATGTCACTTCTTAAATCCTTTCATTGTTCTAATTCCAAACGACGCGGCGATTGAAGCATACATTGCCCAACTAAACCACTGGGGCGCAGCCTGAAGATTCTCAAAGCCTTGCTTCATGTATGGTTGTAACCAAGGCACGAATGAACCCAGCACTATGGCAATGAAGCAAAGAGTCCAAGCCTCATCTTTCCAGCTGTCTGCGCTGGCCTCAATAGCTGCTTGCTCCCAACTGATTTCACCAGTAGCAATCTTCATTTTGGTTTCTGCTTCAGCAGCTTTGACCTTTGCTTTGCTATCGATGTACGTTGTAGCTAGTCCAGCTACACTTTGAAGTATCCCAATCATTCGCCTATCCTATCTGTCTTAGCTTCTTTGCCTAACCACAGTGCGAAAGATGCTGAAAGCATCGCAGTAACCAAAGATACAAACGCACTCTGCTGAGTTGTTGGATCATCGAGCGTCATAAACCACAAACAAACCTTCCAAGTTAAAATAATTTGGCAAAGAAAAGCCAGTCTAGGTAGTATCTTTAGCTGGTCTATCGCGCTTGCTGTTAATTTCACCATTGCAAACTCCTTTTGCTATGCGCCTTTCACTTGTTTGTATAACTAATTTACCATCATCTGTATACACAACAAACCTGTCGTATCTAATTTCAACTAATCTCAGGGTAAGTAATCCCAGATGTCTAGCCACCCCATATAATGCAAATAAGCAGTAGAGCCAACAGCAGCCGCTGTGAGAAGCAGAACTATTGCAGCTATAGTCAGACCTAACTCAGCCCTTTCCTGTGCTTCACGCCTTGCCTGAGCTTCTGCTTCACGCTTTTCTGCTAAAACTTCTCTACGAATCTTTAATAGCTCTAGGTATTTGGATCTTCCGTAAGTTTGAGTAATCCATTCTTTGAGTTCTTCTTCAGCTTCCGCTGCTTGTCTAACTTTCGCCCAACGATCCAACGCCGTAGCATTTGCACTTTTGCTTGATACACCTTTTTTCTGTAGCGTTTTCTTTGCTTGGTCAGTTGCATCAAAGAATTGCCCAATCTGTTTAGACAAACCAGCTACTGTTTTACCAGCAGCTAGTCCTGTTTTGATACCAGCAAGAATTGTAATGGGATCAACCATAGCTATCTACCGTCTGATAGTGTAGGACGTCTCGCTAAAAATTCTAATGTGTTTTCTAAAGTTTTAACTCGAGCTTGAAGCTTAACGATTTGATTAAACTGAAGCAAAAAACCCTCTTGCGTTTCAAAAACATCCTCAAACTCTTGATAAATTTCATCAACAGTTTCGCTATTATCTTCTTCAACTTCTACAATGTAATCTATAATCTCATCTATTCGTTCTTTGTTTTGCTCAATATCTCTGATCATATTTACCTTATCAGTAGTATTACTTTGAGCATCAAGAACAGCAACAGTCTCTTCGAGATTAGCTATTATAGAAGCTTGCTCACTAGCGTACCAAACCATGCCACCCAAGCTAGAGCAGATCACTCCGATGACTGCTATATTTACCTTGGGTAGATCCATTAATCCGCTGCGGCTATCTCGTTGCCGTCTTCTTTTGCCCATTCGAGGATGGCTGCGTAGTGACGGTTTGCTGGGTCTAGGGGTACAGCCATTTGTTTACCGTCTATTGTGGCCTTAATTGAAACTTTTGTTGTGCCATCTAAATCTACTTTATATTGAGCCGATGTGATATTCATTTTTATATCTCCGCTTCCACATGTATATACGCACCCGATTCAGTTTGTATATACGCACCTTCTCCTGATGTACCCGAAGTACCAAAACCTACGTTTACTCTTGCAGAAGTTGTATTGATGACATCAAAAGGAGTAGAGTCACTTACTTGAATGGTTCCACCTGATTTATACACTTTTGCAAAATCATTGCCTGACGTAGTAAACGTAGGAGCGGCTCTCATTTCTTTAATATAAGGCATGTGCGCTAAAACCTGAGTGCTATTAAACCAAACACCCGATGCAAAAGCGTGAACAGCTCCCCAAGCTTGAAAGTACCTTTGACATTTAGAAAGTTCGTCATCATAGCTACGATGCTCAAAGGGCGTGGCTTCTGAGCCGACTTCTAGTTGAAGGCCTGTGATTTGTAAGTTCCATGCAGCACTTCCACTATCACCATTTGGTTGATGAAACATAGCCCTAAAATAACTACTTGCGCCTATTGTTTTTCCTGCAACAGAAGCAACATCAAAAGTAAATGTAAACCTTTGCCAAGTTGAAGTAAGAACAAAGTTTCCCACAAGAACATCTGCGGCAGTTGAGCCACCACTTCCAAAGTCTTGTCTAGTTGTAAAATCTATACTACCACCAGCAGGGTTTACGCCTTTTGCATAAAAACTTAAAGTATGAGTGCCTTGTACCTTAGTAACATCTTCAACAGTTTGCCATACAGCACAGTTGTTTGCTCCTGTTGTGACATTAAATTTAAAATAATTTTTAAACTGAACAGGTAAACCAGTTTCTCCACCTAAAGTTACACTTTGTTGGAGGCTGTCGTATGTTGCGCCAGAAGCGTGAGTTTGAAACCTATCCACAGTAAGGATAGCACTAGCAGTTGATCCAGTAACACTCGTTCCACGTTGCGCCACTTGCATCGCCCCATTAATTATAAGATTTCTGTTACTAAGCGCACCACTACTAGCACCAACAGTATCGAGCCTAGTAGTTACTGCTCCTAAGTCTGCTATGTCTCTCGCTAAACTCATATTACTCTCCTAGTAGAGTTGCCAAGTCCAATGCCTTCAAAGCGTCTGGGGTTGATGCGTTAGCTATCTTAGCATCTGCTGTAATGTCTCTCAGTGTCTTCTTCTTAGCAGCTATAGCATCTGCACCAGAGCCAGCCTCCAACGCTTTCATATAGTCTACGTCCAAAGCTTCTAATCTAGGCGCACGTTCTGCCCTTAGATTATCTTTGTGAATATCTCTGGCTTTAGACATATCCACTTCAACAGCGTCACCGTTGAACTGCCAAGCACCTCTGAACGTTCTGTCAGAAGGTACTGTTAGAGAAGATGCCTCACGAACATCTCCGTTGATATTGATGTAAGTTGTCATTGCATAATTCTCCATGCGTTTCTAAATGACCGATCACTAGGGATCATTTCAACAGGCACAATCTTCAGGATTGTTCTGTTACCTTTATAGTCTCGCCATACTGACGGATCTATATCCTTTTGAACTAAGTATTCTATTGCTTCTTCCTCTGTCATAGCACCGATAGGTTCAGCGTATGGATGCTCCTTTGGCTGTCCATCTGGCACACCTCTGTCACGCTGGTAAGTCTCTATAGGTGGGAGTATGTCACCCTCTAAAGCACAAGCCATCCAATTAGGATCTGGCACTAATACCTTAGCTGGTTCGTCAGGTGCGGCTGGGTCTTCGAACAGCACACGATACTTAGACTGCACTGGGTCTAGCCTACTCTTAGCTTCTGCTAACCTATCCCATAGATGTCTGTGGGTCATGCCATGTCTCCTTGCACTACGACCATTTGAGTTTCTCCATCTATAGATGTACCACTTTCATCAACACAAAAGTATCTTGTGTTAGAAGTAGCAAAAGTTGAAAGACGCATATGAGCAGTGGCACCACTTGAGTTTTCTCTTGCCATACCACCTTGAGCATAATCGTCATTTGCAAAACTAGTTGTATAGGTAATCGTATTACTTCCTGTGGTTACATCTGTTATAGAAGAAACATTTAAACTGTTTCTTATAGAGCTGGCTCCACTCCATTGACACCAAGACTTTGCAGACCCACCAGTAACAAACGTAGTCGCTACAGTTGTTGTGCCATCGTTTAGGTTGGATACTTCTAGTGTACTCATGCTAAGTCTCCGTGGGTTGTTACGCTTACAAGGATGGCATCCGAGTTTGCGCCATTACCTGATGTATCAGAAGCGTAAAGTGTTTGAGCCTGAACTTTGCTGGTAGTTGCGTTTGCAACGTCATTTACCCAAAAATTTCTTAAAAATGGACTAGATGTATTAGCACATGTAACATTGTAGGCGTAGTTAGCATTACCAGCGTTATTGGAAAAGTTGATGTCATACTTGCCCGTCCCACTATCTGTTAAGCTTGAAACATTGTTACTATCTCTAGTCGCAATAGTCCCAGTCCCATTAAAATTAACCCAAGCCGCCGCAACCCCTGACACTGCACGACTAGCTGTTTCACCTGTGGCTTTGATGTTTGTGACCGTTATCGTACTCATGCTAGGTCTCCGTGTGTTGTAGCTAAAATGTTGCTATCTTCCAATGCATTAGCAGAAATATCCCTAGAATAAGCGGTAAATTGACTTGCAGAGTTTATAATAACAGAAACATTCCTATCATCTGATGTTCGGGCTATTGGCATTGAAATGTGACCATCTGTTGAAATTATTGCAGAGGTTAAATTGTAACTGGAGTTTCCTGTAGAATTATCAACATATGAAGACATGTTAAAACTCTCAATTAAGCCTCCGCTTGACTGAAAAAGCCAACCCTTTGCAGCGTGTTGCTTCGTCAGCGTAACAGGGCCAGTGCCAGCCGTATCACTTATCGTTGTAACTCGTATCTCAGACAATGGACAAGTTCCCTCCTGTTGTGACAGTGAGAGTAACACCTGTTGCTACTGCTACTGGGCCAGATGCTAGTGCGTTCTCTGTTGCGTCAATGGTTACGT